GCATCACCCAGCCCACGCAACTCGTCGATGAGGTGATCGACATTCCCCACATCGAACACAGCGAGGGTGATGAGTGATCCAGTTCATCGCACTGGTGATCGTCGGCGCAGTGGTGATGCGCCTGATTGAGACTTGGTTGGACGACTGATGCCCGCACAGCGCCCACGGTACGCTCCCCAGGACGAGCAGCTCCTGATGTCGCAGATGTGGTCGCCCCACATCGCAGACGACCCTGAGACGTTTGTGCTCTTTGCCTTCCCCTGGGGGCAGAAGAATACCCCGCTGGAGCACTTCAGCGGGCCTCGGGGCTGGCAGCGCGACGTACTCAGGACAATCGCACAGCACATCAGAACCAACCGTGACCCCAAGGCCGTGCTGCAGGCTCTGCGCGCTGCTGTGGCCTCCGGGCGGGGCATCGGCAAGAGCGCACTGGTGTCTTGGTTGATCCTGTGGATGCTCTCGACACGCATCGGGTCGAGTGTGATCGTCTCGGCCAACAGCGAGCCGCAGCTCAGATCCGTCACCTGGGGTGAGTTGACCAAGTGGGCCACGATGGCCATCAACGCCCACTGGTGGGAGCCCTCGGCTACCAAGCTCATCCCGGCCGCCTGGTTGACAGCCCTCGTCGAGCGTGACCTGCAGAAGGGCACCCGGTACTGGGGCGCAGAGGGGAAGCTGTGGTCGGAAGAGAACCCTGACGCCTACGCAGGGGTCCACAACCACGACGGCATGATGGTGATCTTCGATGAGGCATCGGGCATCCCGGACAGCATCTGGTCCGTCGCTGCGGGCTTCTTTACCGAGCCCATCGTGGACCGCTACTGGTTCGCCTTCAGCAACCCGCGCCGGCCATCGGGGTACTTCTATGAGTGCTTCAGCGCCAGGCGCGCCTTCTGGACGACCAAGCAGATCGACGCTCGCACGGTCGAGGGCACCGACAAGGGCATCTACGAGCAGATCATCGCCGAGCACGGTGAGGACAGCCGCGAGGCGCGCATCGAGGTGTACGGGCAGTTCCCCAGCACCGGCGATGACCAGTTCATCGATCTCGGCCGGGTGACCGATGCGATGGCCCGTGAGATCACCAAAGACCCCTCGGCACCCATCGTCATTGGCGTGGACCCCGCACGCAGCGGCGCGGACGCCACGGTCATTGCCGTGCGTCAAGGCCGCGCAGTGATCGAGTTGCGTCGTTACCGGGGCGACGACACGATGACCGTCGTCGGGCATGTCATCCGCGCAATCGAGAAGTACCGGCCCACGCTGACCGTCGTGGACGAGGGTGGACTGGGCGCTGGCGTACTTGACAGGCTCAAGGAGCAGCGGTACAAGGTGCGCGGGGTAAACTTCGGCTGGAAGTCGAGCCGCCCCGTCATGTACGGCAACAAGCGAGCCGAGATCTGGGGTGCCATGCGGGAGTGGCTCACCACCGCAGCCATCCCGCAAGACAAGCAACTGCGCGACGATCTGGTCGGCCCGAGAGCCAAGCCCAACAGCGCAGGGGCGATTTTTCTGGAGAGCAAACGAGAGATGAAGGCCCGTGGACTCGCATCGCCTGACGCGGCCGACGCCATCGCCGTCACCTTCGCCTTCCCTCTGGGCACCGACTCTCCTGCGAGCGCCTACAGCGCCCCCGGTGCCGCGTCCTACTACGCCCAGCCGACAGTAAACTACTGGAACGCGGCACCACAGAGAGCATGACATGGCACGCCCATCGAACGAACAGCGCATGAACGACGTCCACCAGGAGGCCCTGGGGGAGTTCGACAAGATTCAGACTGCGCTGCGCGACGAGCGCCTGCAGTGTCTCCAAGACCGTCGGTTCTACTCCATCGCTGGCGCCCAGTGGGAAGGCCCGCTGTGGTATCAGTACGAGAACAAGCCTCGGATGGAGGTCAACAAGATCGCGCTGGCCGTGCAGCGGATCTTCAGCGAGTACCGCAACAACCGCATCACCGTCGATTTCGTCAGCAAGGACGGCGCCGGCAACAAGACGCTGGCCGACATCTGCGACAAACTCTTCCGCGCCGATGAGCAGGACTCCTGCGCTGAAGAAGCCTACGACAACGCCTTCGAGGAGGGCGTGGGTGGTGGGTTCGGCGCCTGGCGTCTGCGCACCGAGTACGAGGACGAGGAAGACCCCGACAACGAGTACCAGCGCGTACGCATCGAGCCGATCTTTGACGCTGACTCCAGTGTCTACTTCGATCTGAACGCCAAGCGTCAGGACAAGTCCGACGCCAAGCACTGCTTTGTCGTCACATCCATGACGCGCTCATCCTACGAGCGCGAGTGGAACGATGACCCGGCAAGCTGGCCCAAGATCGTCCACCAGTACGAGTTCGACTGGCAGACGCCCGATGTGGTGTTCGTGGCCGAGTTCTACCGCATCGAGGACGTCAAGGACACGCTGCGCATCTTCCAGGCCATCGACGGCACCGAGGAGAAGTACCGCGACAGCGAGTTGACCGAGGAGATGCTGGCCGAGCTGGCCGCCATCGGCAGCGTCGAGGTGCGCCAGCGCAAGATCAAGACGCGCAAGGTTCACAAGTACATCATGTCCGGTGGCCGCATCTTGGAGGATGCCGGCTACATCGCTGGCAAGTACATCCCGATCGTGCCGTTCTACGGCAAGCGGTGGTTCATCGACAACATCGAGCGGTGCATGGGCCATGTGCGTCTGGCCAAGGACGCGCAGCGGCTCAAGAACATGCAACTCTCGAAGCTCGCTGAGATCAGCGCGCTGTCGAGTGTTGAGAAGCCCATCCTGACGCCCGAGCAGGTGGCCGGCCACCAGGTGATGTGGGCCGAGGACAACATCCGCAATTTCCCGTACCTGCTGGTCAACCCCATGACGGGCGCTGACGGCAGCACGCAGGTCGGTGGTCCGGTGGCCTATACCAAGTCGGCCGCCGTGCCTCCCGCGCTGGCCGGGCTGCTGCAGATCACCGAGCAGGACATCCGCGACGTTCTGGGCAACCAGGAGCAGGGCGACAAGATCGTCAGCAACATCAGCGGCGCAGCCGTCGAGATGGTGCAGCAACGCCTGGACATGCAGAGTTACATCTACCTGTCCAACATGGCCAAGGCTGTGCGGCGCGGCGGTGAGATCTGGCTGTCGATCGCCAAGGAGATCTACGTCGAGCCCAAGCGCAAGATGAAGGGCCTTGGCGTTCAGAACCAGGTCGAATCCATCGAGTTGATGAAGCCGGTGATCGGCGACGAGGGTGAACTGCGCTACGAGGGTGACCTCAGCACGGCCAATTTTGACGTCGCTGTTGACGTCGGCCCGTCGTTCCGCTCGCAGCGTGAGTCCATCGTGCGCTCGCTGACCAACCTGGCTTCAATCACCCAAGACCCGCAGACGCAATCGCTGCTGCAGTCCATGATCATCATGAACATGGAAGGCGAGGGGCTGGCTGACGCAAAGGAGTTCTTCCGCAAGAAGTTGGTCAATGAGGGTGTTCTCAAGCCAACCGAGGAGGAAGCCGCAGCGATGGCCGAGGCCGCTGCCAACGCGCCGCCTGACCCCAACGCCGTGTTCGTGCAGGCCGCCGCTGAGAAGGCGATGGCCGAGGCCGAGTCTGAGCGCGCTGATGCGGCCAAGAAGATGGCTGAGATCGAACTCACCCAGGCCAAGACGGTAGAAACGCTGTCCAAGGTGGGTGGTGAGCCGTCGGGTGGACAGTCCGAGTTGTCAACCATTGCCGACGACGAAAAGCGCCTGCTGGAGATCGAAGCCCTGCGCCTAGAGAACGACATGCGCCGACTGAAGATGGCCGAGACGGCCACGCAGGTTGAGCGCGGCATGGGTGAGCGCGAGGCCGCCACCAGTATGATGCAGGCCAGCCAGCAGATGCAGGAGGCTGTGGTGCAGGCAGTCGAAGGTCTCGGGCAGACGGTGGCCGTGATCGGCGACGCCGTGGGCAAGATGAGCGAAGCGGTGGGTCAGTTCACTGACACCAGCCGCGAGAACACCGAGAAGGCGCTGCAGGCGATCACCAAGCCCAAGCGCGTCATTCGCGAGAAGGGCCGCGTCGTCGGCATCGAGTGAGGACCGCATGAACCTGTCTGGAGATGTTGGCGAGTTGTCCTTCAAGGTG